GTTGCAGCGGTATCTCTATACCGGGCGCTATGCGCGGCTAATGGTTCCGGGCGCTGACTATGATGGGTCAACGCAGGAAGACAGGGATGATGGCGGGTATCTGGTTGACCCTGTTTCGGGCGTGTTTAGCGATGGCACTGGGCCGTATATTCTTTCGTGAGGTGACGCATGGCGTGGTTTAACTTTACTGAGGCGATGACCGACCCGCGCGCGCGGATCACGTCCGACATGGCGAAGGGCTGGTGGAAGAACGTCATCGCGGCGGCGCGCGGGGAGGCAGGATCTCCTTATGTGCAGACCGCCTGGCACCCCTACAACGGCTTGACGGTTGGCGATGGCGAGACAGGCGAAATATGGAACTTTGCGACGGATGGTGCTGTTACGGTTGACGGACCGCTGTTTGAGGATGGGTTTACCTATCGGCTGGTGGTGACTGAGTTTACGGCTTCGGGGCTGACGATTGACCTACTTGATCCCAAATCCGCTTTTATTGCGGTGAGAGTAATTGGGGCCACATCTGGCACGGCGCACCCTTTAGGCTCGGGTTCGGGTTCTCTGGTGTCTTTGTCACCCGCTGATGTCGGCGCTGGCAACGGCTGGTGCGATCTGGAATACCCCCGCACGTCGCAACGCAGACACCACGGTATGTTTGCAGCAAACTTAGGCGGGCCTGCGGGGTTTCTGGTATCAGAAAACACCGCACAAAAGCTGTCGCGGTATCGCCTGATTTTTGGTACCACGGGCGGCGCAACGATCACGGGCGGAACATGCCGCATGTTCAGAAAGCGCCTCTATGAGTGAGGTCGTCATCGGTATTGTGTGGGAAGGGTCGCAGCGCAAGGTGCTGACGGCCACCCGCGCGCAAATGGTCTGCACCCCACGGCAGGCACGGCTTGCCATGATGCGGACACCCTACAGCGAATACCCCAGCCTGCTATCGGCGGTTGAGGGGCTGATCTATGCCAGCGATGATGCGGCGCTGAAAGTCTCTTGGGAATACGCGACCGAATGGCGGCGGGATGATCCGGCTATTGAGGCGCTGGGCGGCGCGCTTGGTCTGACCGAGACGCAGATCGATGCGCTGTTTACCCTTGCCATGTCGTTATGATATAACATCGCAAACAGGAGCGATTGAATGCCCGTCACCTTGCAGACCGTCACCGGCAATCTTGAGCATATCACGGGCACGACGCCCAACGCGGCCCGGCTGCGGTTTAGGATGAACCGCCCGGACTGGACCACGACGGGCGAGATATTCGCCCCGCGTGATGTTGAGGCCGTGGCAGATCCAGCCACCGGGGCGTTCACAGTCCAGTTGCAGCAAACCGATCTGTTGCAACAGGGGTCGGTTTACAAGGCCGTGCTGTATTACCGCGACGTGATCTCGGGCGAGGACCGGGAATACACGGTCGGGCAGTTTGAGGTTCCAGCGGGCGGGCCGCATGAGTTGACTGACCTGCTTGAAGCTGGCTTCGTCAATCCTGAAAGCGCGCAGACCATTGCGGATTGGCTGGCACAGGCGCAGGCATCGGCAACGGCGGCGGCTGCCTCTGCAACGGCGGCGGCTGCGAGTGCAGATCAGGCCGAGGTCGCGGCGATTGCGGCTGGCGCGCCGATCTTCCCGAGCATCGCGGCGGGCATTGCTGGCGTTGCCAACGGCGCTGTGTTCATGGTCCCAAGCGGCGGTGACGGGCTGACGATCTATCGCCGCAACGGCGCGGGCGCTGACAACCTTGGTGGCATTCGGGCGGATACCTTCGACACCCGCGCGCAATACGCAACGGCTGTTGCTGCGGGGTTTGTGCCTGTCGCTGGGCGCACCTATTGGGTTGGCGGCTTGCCGTTCCAAGGTTCGCCCGGCGCAACCTGGACGGGCTTGACGGGGCTTATCACGCACCCGCTGCATCCGGTCACACTAGAACACTACGGCGGCGGCACGTCTGCGGCTGGTGTGTCGTCCGCGACGAACAACGCGGCGTTGGCGGCATGGTATGCGTCCATCCTAGCGGGGCAGCAGATCGACAGGGTGTTGACCCTGCGGCGGGGCAATTACTCGCACACGACATTTCCGGTCATTGAGGTCAACAGCACGGGCATTGTTGGCGTTGGCGCGACAGTTTCCGTTTTCGTCAACCTTAGCACCACGACTGACGGGCCTATCTTCGGCCCGGCAGAAGGCGCGGCAACGGGCAACACCATGTTCTCGCCGTTCTTGCGCGATGTGGGCTTGGCCCGCAGCGGCACAGGCGCGACGGCAGGCACTGGCGTAACATGGCGGTTTTGCTCTCAAGCCAGAATGCGCGGCGTTCGGATTTCGCAATACTACAATCAGATGGAAGTCATTGGCGGTCAGGACGAAGACTTCTCTGATTATGAGTTGTATGGGCCGTTTTACATTGACTATGTAAACCCAGCGCGCGCAAATTCGTTTGGTTTCCGCGCCCGGCAAGGTCTGAAAGCTGACGGCACGTATCAAGCCAAATGGCAGTCGCGGCATCGAGGGTTCAACATTGCGGGCCAGTGGAATACCGATAACGCCATGATTTTGACGGGCGGTGATGGGTCGATGTATTCCGATGGCTACGTGAACGGGGGCCGCAATTCGCTTCTGAAATTGACAGGTCTTTTGGAAGCAGAAGCCAGCGGAACCAACTACAATTCATCGCACTTCTCAAATGTGTATTTCGATGGCGGACGTCCAAGCCAAAACGTCAGCTATTGCATAGACTGCGATGATACGACCGGAAACTACCTCCATGCGGTATTCCAAGGCGGCGTGATCGCCAATTCGAAAACCGCTGTGGTCAATGTTCGCGGCGACAGCAACATGCGCCTTCAATTCGATGGCGTCCTGATGAACGGATGGGTTGGCGAGGAAGCCCCGCGCCTGTGGGACGTGAACAATGCAAACGCGCATGTTTTCATTAACAACTGCTTGATGCAATTCTCGCACCGCAGCATCAGACTACAGGCCGCAAAGCTGGTTCAGATTAATGCTGGCTGGCTGCTGAATGGCTCTAACGATGGCTTTACCGGAACCGCAATCCAGATCACAGGTCTTGTCGAGGATCTGAATATCAACGGCCTGTTCTTGGGGGTATTCGGCGGTTCGTCGGCTTTCAGCGACACGGGAACCGGTCGGCGCAACTTTTCGAATTTGCTTGGCGCAGCGTGGCCTTCAAGTGTTGTTCCCGCATTCACTTTCTCGGGGGGCAACACTGGCGTCACATATACCGGCACCCGCGAATTGCGCTATGAGCGTATGGGGCCATTGGTCTACATCGCAATGACGCTGCAACTGGCGACAAAAGGCACAAGCACTGGAGAGGCGCGCATTACTGGCCTGCCGTTTGGCGCTGACACGTTTACCACATATCCGATTGCGGGGCGCGTCAACAACCTGCAAAGAGCAAGGGCCGGGACTGGCATTGTCCCCGATGTGAACTTTGATGTGATCCGATTTGTCTACAATTTCGACAACGGGGCAATCGCGGCGCAGGCGTCCTTGTCGGAAGCTGACATTACTGACAGCACGATATTCCGTGTGGCCGGGTGGTATCCGATTGTCAACGCAGGGAGGATTTGATGGACAGAGCAGATAAGCGCCGCGAGGCTAAGGCGGCACAAAAGGCTGCGGACGCAAAGCTGAAAGAAGCCGAGCGCAAGACAAAGCAGGCCCAAAAGGAAACTTGGGCAATCCTGCGCCAATTCAAAAAGGAAAGCGCGGGCATCGATCAAGACTACGTTGATCCAACCGTGGCGAAGGTTTCGCCCGAATTGCTGGCCCGCATGTATCCAGACGCATCGCGCCTTCTGACCCCGGCAGAGAACGCCGCTATCGACAAGCAGGCGATCACGGCGCGGTATCCGAATGATTGACCACTTGCCATGAAAGGGCAGCACATGAGTGACCAAGAACGACTGGACGAGGCGACAGAGGCGCTGGGGCAGATCATCCGCAGCGTTGACGCCTTGGCAAAGACCGCGCGCAAGGAAGCAAGCGACCGTTGCAAGGCGGGGCAGAATGACCTTTCCGCCGATCTGCGCAGCATCGAAAGCAGCTTGCGCATGGGCGCTGGTATGCTGTGCGAAGCCTACGCCAAAGGGCGGCGGTTGCAGGTTCCGCAGGCTGGCGGCGGGATGGTCACCCCCTTCGGCGGGGGCAGTTAATGCCGTTTTGGCCGTGGTATATGGCCGCATGTGTCGGCCTGATCCTGTGGGGCCATAGGGCGGGGGCAGTCTTTGCCCCCGTTGCCATATTGGCGGGCCTTGTCGCCATGCGCGGCGTGGTGCTTTTGCCAGAGGCAGCGCGGGAATTGGCCGCGTTCATCCCTTGGTTGTGCGTTGCCATGGCTTTGATGTATAAGGGGGAATGGGTTCCCGGCGCGCTGTGCCTGCTGTCTGGCGCTACCTACCCAACGCTGTTGGTTGTGGGGTTGCACATTGAGTATCTGGGCCTTGTTCCAATCATCGCAGATGCTTTCCTCATTGCCGCCTTGGCTGCAACAGGCTTGGGAATGGCGCAGCATTTTGATACCCGCGATAATCGTGCTAGAATGGTGGCTAACGGCGAAGCTGCTACGATGGGCATGGCCGAAAATCAAGTGTGCCGTGTTGAAGCTAATAGGGGCAATTCGTAAGTGAGTGACGATGATGCAAATATCGCCGTGCTGAAAGAGCGAGTGGACCGGCACAAGGAAAGGATTGAGGCATTGGAGAGTAACCAGAAATGGGGCGTCCTGACCATTCTCGGCCTCGCTGCCAAGGCGTTGTTTGATTTCGTATCAAAGGGTCAGCCATGACAAGCCATGTTGCACTAGTCGGAGCGGCAGTTATGTCAATCTACATGGGGCTCGCGTCAGCGTGGCACGCTGTTGAGGTCATCCAGTCGCACCACGAGCAGGGGCAGGATCAAAAGCCATGAAAGTATCACCCAATGGCGTGCTTGAGATTGCCGAACATGAGGGCATCGTTCTTGGCCCATATCTGGACAGCGTGAACGTCTGGACCGATGGCGTGGGGCATACCGCAGCGGCGGGCGGGCCAGATCCGGCAAAGACGCGGCGCGTTGATACGCGCAAGTGGAACGATGCACAGGTGCGGGCGCAAATGGTCGCGGCGCTTCGGCAGTTTGACGCTGACTTGGATAGCTACGAGGGGCGAGTGAACCGCGCTATCAAGGTGCGGTTGAAGCAACATCAGTTTGACGCGCTTGTGTCTTTCGACTTCAACACGGGCGGCATTTTGCGGGCCAAGCTGACAGAGGCAATCAATCGCGGCGACATGTCAGGCGATGGCTTCATGGGATGGCTAAAGCCCAAAGAGATCATCAAGCGGCGCAAGGCCGAACAAACATTGTTCCGCACAGGCCGTTATGATGCCAATGGCGATATGATCCCGGTCTATGACGCTCTTGGCGATGGTCGAACGCGGTTCCGCAAGGCAATCTCTGGCCGCGACCTTGAGGCGTTGATGACCGATGCCAAAGCAATGGCATCAAGCCCCGTTGCTGACAATCCAGCGCCGGAAACTGTCATCAAGCCCCAGGTCACAATCGGCAAGCCGGACGCGGGCAAGCCTATCGGGCGGGGCTTCTGGTCAACGCTATTCGCCGCGCTGATCGGCATTTTCAGGGGGAAGTGATGGTCAAAAACTGGCAAACGGCATGGCGCTGGCTATCGGTGCAATTCGCGGCGATCTTGGCCGCGTTGCCTCTGGTGTGGCTGCAACTGCCCGAGGACGTGAAGGCGTATATCCCGCCTGAATGGCATCCTTGGATTGTGTCAGGCATGGCTCTGGCTATCATCGCGGGGCGGCTGAAAGATCAGGGGAGCGGGAAGTGATCGACCTAATCCTGAGCATCATCCCCGGCGAGTGGCTGGCTGGCATTCTGGCGCTTGCTGCGGCGTTTCTAGGCGTCTGGATCACAGGAAGGCGCAGCGGGGCTGAGAGGGCGGAAAATCGGGGGCTACAGGATGAGGTGCGGGCGCATGAAGTCAGGAACGAAGTTGACAACCGCGTTGCTACTGAGCGCGATGCTCGTGAGCGGCTGCGTGACGAATGGCAGCGGCGCTAGCTGTGCCGGGTGGCAGGCAATCCGCCTAGACGCGGCGTCTATTGACGGGCTGTCGGATCGTGACGCCCGCGCTGTGCTTGCACATAACGAGTTTGGCAAAGCGCGGGGCTGCTGGTGAGGTCGCGCGGCACGGTCAAGCGCATGTGGTGGCGCATTGCGCGGCGGCGCGTCTGGTGGTATTGGTGAAGGGCAGTCCGAACTATCACGCAACTAGCCCTCGCCATCACTGGCGGGGGCTTTTGTTTCGGTGATCTTTACATTCACTTGCGACATGCAGCCGTGAAACATGACGGCAAAGGCCAAGAGCATGATCGCGTTTGCGATGCGGTCCATCATTCGCCCCTTGCCAGCTTGGCGATGGTCGCTGGATCGGCGGCGATGGCGCGGATGCGCCTTGCCATTCGGATGTAAGCGCGACCCAGAACACTGTCTCTGATCTTGTATCCATTGCGCGCCAAGCGCGAGAACATCCGCGATCTGACGTGAGGCTTGGCTTGCTGGTGGGCGACGTTCGCCGCTTCCTCCAGCGCCCGCCGAACAGCTGCTTCAAGGTCGGCGGCGGTGTATAGCCGAACGGCTTCGCCAAATCCCTCTTTGGTCGGGAACATGCGGCGAATGTCCTCTGGCTGCGGCCACTCCGGCGCACTCATGGCTTCACCCCCGCAAGGGCGCGGGCGTTTGGGTCCAAAGGGTCCAGCCCCTTCTCGCGCCGCCAGCCTTCAAAGCAATGGTCGCCGTCCAGCACCATCCGCATCGCCATGACGGCGACCTGCACGGCTTCCTTCTCCACGCGATCTGCGCTTTCCTCAAATGTGGCTGTAGCCAGTTCGCCAACTTCCTCGATCAGTGCCGCGAAGGTCACATTCTTGCCGGGAAACTTGGCTCGCGCGCGTGTCAGTTCGGCCAGTATCTTTTGCGCCAGCGCTTCCTCCACCGTCACAGGGGCGGGCTGTGCGGCGGGGAGGGCGGCAAGATCGCGCTCCACCCAAGCATATCCTCGCGCCACATTAAGCGCATCCCCGCGCCGGATCAGATCGTCGTCACTCATGGGGCTTCTCCTGTCCTATGGCCGCAAGCAACGCCACATAAATGGCATGGGCCGCTTCGTTCATTTCCTCAATGTCAAACAGTTCAATGTCGTTGTCATTGGTTCCGCTTGGGGTGGCGGCTTCACAGTAATCATCCCAAAGAGCCTTTGCTTGATCACGCGTCATGGGGCTTCTCCTGTGGGATGAGGGCGGTGCTTGACTGGACAAGCGGCGGCTCACTTGAAGGCATCGGCGTAGGCAGCTTTGACATTGTTGCCCGCGCTCTGAGTATTGCGGTGGTAAGTCGCGTCCATTGCGGGCCAGTTTGCGCCCCTCGCTCGGAAACCACTTGCGCGCAACGCTCTAGGTGCATCAGCGCAATCGTGGCTTGGTCCCGCTGATGTTCTGCCACATCAGCCCGCTGAGCCTCACGCATGGATGCGACATGGTGCGCGCCTGCGCCTTCAAACCACTTATCCCGTTCCGCCTCCACCTCGGCCAGCTTGGCGGAAAGGGCGGCGATCATCGCCCGTGACTGCTTGAATAGGCTTTCGTGATTGAGGATCACAGACACATCGTCGCCAATTTGGGAAGCCAGTTTTTCGTCGAGCTTTCGCACCGCTTCCGGCGTCAAATCAATCCCGGTCATCACGTCCTCTTTCCGCCCCGGCACGGGGGCTGTTCCATCATGGGGTAGGGTCCAGCGGGTCATTCCTTTGTTTCCTTCTTTGCCGATATCACCGCGTTTCTAATTTCAAGCCTTCCGTCTCGGGTGATTACTATCACCGGCTCAATGAACGGCCCCTCCAACTCGCAGTTGACTAGGCGGAAAGGCAGCGGCAGAAAGCGCCAGACTAATCCAGTTATGACATCCTTAATGGTCATGGGGTGGCCTCCAAGTCTGCGCGTGCCCTCATAGCCATAAATGGCGCTGCCTCTGGTTGATCGGCTTGCCATTGCAGCGCCTCCCGCAGCCGCGCAATCTCCGCCTCCTGCGCGCGGGCGTGGGCGATCAGGTCAGGGACAAGCTGACGGGCGGCGGCGATGAAGGCCCGATCTTTCGGCGCGACATAAAATGCCACCGGCAAGCCGTCAGAGTTGAAAACGCAATCATTTTCGTCATGCGCTTCGTGCCACCCCTCCGTCACGCCCACCAGCGCCGCCTCTGCCTTTGCGATAATGTCGGTCATGGCTGCGCCCCCTCAATCTTTTCCCCAAGCCGCACCATTGCGGGCGAGGGCTGTTTCAACGTGACCAGCGCCCCGGCGATCAACCGCGCCTGAACGGCTGCGGCGTCACGCTCGGCAAGCAGATCGGCAATCTCTTGGTAATGCGGGCGGGTCATTGCTGCACCCACGGGTTTGCTTTGGGCCGGATTGATCCGCTTGCCGTTTCGGTCGGCAGGCAGTCAAGCGCATGGTCATAGGCCAGCGTTTCGCTAACTGCCCGCGTGGCGCGCTCACAATCGGCCAGCGACGGATACAGCACATACGACTGACTGCCATCCATGGGGCCGCTAAGGGCGGTGATCAGCAGGATTGTCCAGTAGGTCATTCAAGCACCTCACGGACCAAGACTGGGGCATAGTCGTCCCATGACAAGTGAGGATGATCGGCGCGCAGCTTTGCAACGTGAGCATCGGCTTTCTCGCGGCTGTCGTGCAAATGTCCGCCCGTCGCCCACCATTCGCGGGGCTTTTCGGGTTCGATGTATGGGGTGACAACGCGGAAAAATATGATGTCGCTGCTGCCACCTATATGATACCACGCGCGACCGCCAGCGTTGGCCTCGACAACCTTGCCGCCACGCATTTCATACTTTACGGTGCTCTCAGGATGCACCGGGCATTCCCCGCCGTTCCAGCCGTGCCATTTGCCATCATTGTAATCGGTCATATCTCACTCTCCCTTTTCAATCGCCGCGACGAATGCGGCCTGTTCCTGTGTCAGTTCTTCGCGGGTGGCTTTGTAGCCATCCACGGTAATCTCGGCAACGTGCCGTTCATGCCAGCAGTCATCTACGCCTGCGGTTTCTTTGGTCGTGACGATCAGCAGATCCGGCCCGTGGTGGTCGGTGTAGCGGGTGGGGTCGGGGGTCATGCCAGCGCCCCACATGTGTCGCAAATGACCCCGTCGCCGTTGTCGTCAACCATCTCGCCTTGGCACGGCTTGGGCCGATAGCCGCGCGGCGCGTCTTCGTCCGGTTCCGGCGGGCGGTTGCACACTTGGCCTTCCTCATTGCCCGGCCAGTCGCTTTCATCGGGCGGGGATAGCTTCCATGCGTCATATCCGGGGATATTCATCACTCGCTCCCCTCGACCCAGCGCGGCATATCCTGCACGGCGTCAAAGGCAGCAATGCCAGCCCAGGCAAGGGCGATGATGGCGGTTAGGGTGATGGTCAGGTGCATGGCGTGGCGTCCCGTGTTGCGTTTAGATGCCCCACGTATACGCAACATTTTGTCACCTATCCAGAACTAAACGTTCTTGACCGTCGATTATTTTGCCCGTAGTGTCTGACCCCATGGAACACGTTAGCGACATCATCAACAAGATCGGCAAGCCGCGCATGAAGGCCGCTTATGGCGTCAGCGACAGCATCTTGAACCGATATATCCGCGATAATGCCCTGCCCGCCGCATGGTTTGACGGGCTGGAAAAAATGACCGGGCAAGCACTGCCCCGCAATCTGTTCACGTTCAAGGAGGTGGCGAAGTGAGTGAAGAATGGGGACCATGGATTGAGCACGATGGCGGGCCTGTCCCGCATTTAAGCGGCGCATGGGTTCACGCAAAGTGCGAAACGCATCAAGGTGAAATTGTTGAGAGAGAAGGCAGAATTTCTGACGGCTTTGGGCAATCTTGGGTGTGGGAAAATTTTGGGAAAATTGGAAGACACAATGGAAAGCTTGTTGTTTGGACAAAAGTTGTTGAGTTCCGCATCCGCAAACCCAAAGGCCTGACCATCCTCGAAGGCATCTTGGCCGAAGAGCCCGACCTGCCACCCCGCGTTGACGCCTGACGCGGGGCAACTGCCCCGGCCATTCGGCTTGGGCCTTTTTATCACAAGGAAACCAACATGACTGACACTGTTCACTCTGCATCTGATGACCGCACCGCAAACAACGCCGTGCGCCACACCTATCGCGTCCTGACGGATGATGAGAAAGCGCAGATGGTGGCGCTGAAAGACATTGGCGCTGCATTCATTGCCAAGTGCCAAGAGATTGGCGGGAGCCGCGAATTGTCGCTGGCAATCACCAATGCCGAACAAGCGGTCATGTGGGCCGTCAAGCACGTCACCAAGTGACGCAACTGCCCCGGCCTGCTGCGGTGGGTCGGGTGTCTTTCTGCACGTAGTTCAACTGGATAGAACAGGGAGCTTCTACCTCCAAGGTTGTGGGTTCGAATCCTACCGTGCAGGCCAAAATTTCGCCCCTGAGTTGGGCATCTGCGTGATTGGCTGCGCTGGCGCCAAACGGTGCGGTCGGGTTGTGCGGGTGTCCTACTGAGCGGCGCGCGTATAATTGGCTCTACGGCGCTTTTGTGGGCAGCTTCTTAGGATGGGCCAAGATCACTAGCGCGATGCGGGTTCGAGTCCCGCCGCCGCTCAACACACCGCGCCATGCGCACAAGGGAGAATGACAGATGGACACGCACAGGATTTACATCAACCGCGCACAAGTGTTTGACGAGGGCGTGACGTGGACAACCGTTCCCGGCCTGTATCCGCATGAATATTTCCCCAAAGACTATGTTGACGCGCAAGCTGCCAAGATCGAAGCCCTAGAGGCTGAAAACGCGCGGCTGCGTGAGGCTTTGGAGTCAGTCTTGGGCGCGTGCGATCAGGGTCGAATGATCCCGCGACCAGGTGGCGCAATTGGCGGAATGACAATTGAGGCAAATATTCGCGGCAGCGTTTATACTGGCGTTCCGGCGTGGCCTATTGAAGCCGCCCGCGCCGCCCTGTCCGAATAACCAACCCGCGCCGCCCGGTTGGCGGTAACGCATGAAGGGAGTAGCAGTCATGCAATTCTTCACCACAATCCCAGAGGCGCAAGCCATCATCTACAGCAACGGCGTCTATCGGCAGACCCCGCTTTTCGCTCGGGGTGATCGGGTCTATGCCAAGTATGGCAGCGGCTTCATTCGCCTCACACAGGGCGGCGCAACATCGCACCCCAAGATCCGCTGGGCCGATATTTACGCGCCAAACGGTGACGTGACAGAAGGCGGCATGTTCGTAACCTATACCGCGAAGGAAGCGGCATGAAATTCCAGATCGAACGCACCGCCTTTGCCAATGCAGTGAAACGCGCGTCAGGCGTCATCAGCCCGCGCAACACCCTGCCCGTGCTGGCCTGTGTGCATGTCTCGGCGGCTGACAACACGGTATCAGTGCAAGGCTCAAACATGGATGAATGGATCACGGCGAAAGAGGAGGCCGCAGTATCCGCGCCAGGGTCAGCTTGCATCAATGCCGCACAGCTTGGCGCATGGCTTGGCGCTGCACCGAAAGGCGCGCTTGTGACGTGCGAAATCAAGGACCATCGCGCGGTCATGACGGCGGGCAAGGCAACGGCGTCTTTTGCCACATTGCCGAGTGAAGACTATCCGTCTGTTACTGCCTTGAGGGGCGGCGTGGAGTTGGTCGGATCGATCCCGGCAATCGTCACCGCAGCGCCATATGCCAGCGACGAGCCGTCGCGGTTTTACTTGCAAGGCGTGGCAATCAGCCAGGGTCATGCCGTCGCCACAAACGGCCATATCCTTTGCGCTGTGGACGTGTCATCGCCCGAGGGAGTCGCGGTCATCATCCCAACGCAAGGGGTGCGCCAGATCGCCACAACGTCGCCAGCGGCGCGGCTGTGGGTCGGTGATCACGCTTGGTCATGCGAGGATGCAGGCGTCACCATGGGCGGCAAGCTGATCGACGGGACGTTCCCGGAGTGGACGCGCATCGTGCCGCGCAATCTGGACCGTGTGGCCGTAATCGATGCTGACGCGCTGTCCGAGGCTGTCAAGCAGGTCGTGATGGCGGCAGAGGACAAGGCGCGCGGCGTCATGCTGGCGGGCGCTGATGACCAAGTCACAATTACCTGTCGCGGCGGCGCGATGGATGCGGCGGCGGTTGTCGAGTATGAAGGTAAGCCGTTCGATATCGGCATGAACAGCAAATACGTTCAAACCGCTATGGCAACCTTTGATGGGCGCGTGATCAACATGGCCGTTGATAGCAACATGGCGCTGTTGACTTGTGATGCCGCGCCAGAGTTGCGCGTCGTCGTGATGGGGATGCGGTTGTAAAGCAATGGGCGGGCCTGAGGGTCCGCTCACCTTACTACGGTCACAGTCTTTGCTGCCCGCGTGATTGCCGTGTAAAGCCACTTAGCCGCATCCTCTCGGAACGTCTGGCTTTCATCATATGCGATCACGTCATCCCACTGACTGCCCTGCGACTTATGGCATGTCAGAGCATAGCCAAAATCGAACTGCTGCGTTCCCCGCAAGTGCTGCCAAGGAATATCATCCGCCGTGCCTTCAAAGAACTCGCGGCGCACTTTGCACTGGACCGGCGCGCGATTGGGGAAGTCATCGCTATGCGCCCAAAAGGCAACATGCCTTTCGTCGCCATCCTCGATCTCGCCAGCCTTGAACAGCCCGCCGTTGAATATGCCCATCGGCTTGTCATTCTTGAGGCACACCAGCTTGTCGCCCGTTGCTGGCATTGCACCGTCAAACCCAAGCACACGTCGCAGGCGGGCGTTATAGGCGCGTCTGGTGGCGTTCTTGCCCACCAGCACTTGATCAGCCTTGGCAACCTCTTGCGGGCTTAAAATGCCACGCTGAATGACCTTGGATTGCCCGTAGTCGCCATAGTCAAGCGTCCCGCCCTCGCGCACGATTGTTGCCATGCGGATGATCGGATTATCGGCGGCTTGTCGGTGGATCTCGGTCAGCATCACGTCAGGCTTGGCGTTGATGAAATACCCCGCGCCCTTGACTGGTGGAAGCTGCGCGGGGTCGCCAAGCACCAAGATCGGGCGCTTGTATCGCATCAGATCGGCGGCAAGATCAGCGTCCACCATTGAGCACTCATCAATGACGATAATGTCGGCATTTGCTGCCGGGCTGTCAGCATCCCACACAAACCGAACAGACCCGTCATTGTTGTCCTGCACCTGATAAATCAGCCCGTGGATCGTGCTGGCGCCATAGCAGCCGTTGCGCTCCATCATCAGCGCGGCCTTACCCGTGAACGCGGCATAAACCACGCTTGCACCCGTCAATTCGGCAAGGCGCTTGGTGATCGTGGTTTTGCCTGTGCCAGCATATCCGAATATGCGGAAGATCGGCTGACTAAGCCGACCCCGTTCTTGCTTGCATTTCTTGAACCATGCGGCGGCGAGGTCCAGCCCCGCCGCCTGTTGTGGCGCCAGACTGATCACATCGGCGGCCCATCTTCGTCAGCAGGACCGTCAGCATCGGACGCAAGCTGTTTCAAGCGGTCAATGTTTGCCTGTGCTGTCGCGCGGCATGACTTACCCTCATCGCTGCCCCACCATGCGCGGAAAGCCTCCGTGCCATTGCGCGCCGCAGCCTCGCACAGTTCCAGTGCGTTGTCAGGCTCTGGTGCTGGCTGTTGTGTCTGCTGGGGTGAGGCAAGGGGCTTGATGCGAACCGGAGCCTTCTTTGCCCGCGTCGTTGTCAGCATCAAAATTGCCTCTTTTTCAATATCACTCATGTGACTGATGCGAATGCCGCCAACCTTCATGCCGCCGAAAACAACATCAGGATCACGATAAAGGGTCATCCTGCGCCCGACATATTTGGATGCGTCCGGCCCCCAGCACGAAATCATGGCGCGCCGAACCGTCTTGCACGGCAAAAAAGGCTTTCCGTCATCGCCATGGTAATGAACCGCAACGGGCTGATCTGGCGTTCCTTCGTTTGCCTTTACGGCAGTGATGTGTATCGTGATAGGTCCGCCCAAAAGATCGTCAGAGTTAAGCTGCGCGCTTTTGGCGATCACAGTGTTGCTAATGTCCATATCAGTTCTCCCTTTTGTGAAGTTTCCACATGGTCCCAAACAATTCGGAACCAGTTCTTGCGGCCTTTAATACTGCCCATCGGTTAGCAGAAGGATAACCTCGGCTTATTGCATCAATAGCCGCCGCGTTAGCACTAGAAAACACACGACCATCCATGCTTTCTATGGCTATAGATTTTGAATGAGGTTTTCTTTTAGATGCGTGGGCAGCAGCCAATTTATCTCGATCACTGCCATCATAAGACCAAACATAGCCATATGCGGTCTTGCACTTACCTATTGCGCACATCCAGATATTAGATGCGTCAGCGCTCGGAAAGCCGTTGTTGCGCAGAAAATTCACAGCATCCCTTATTGCCAGAAAACGCATACCACAGCTTGTTGATATTGCCTTACCCTTCGAATACCTGACTTTTTCAATCTGATCCGTTAGGTTTTTTGGGGTATCTCCGCCACGCCACCACGCAAGCCCGTAGGCAATGTGCGATTTGCCCCTAACTGCACAGCCAAGCGCCGGACCTTTTATCGTTTTGCCAAGATGATCGGAAAGCCACTTTGCGGCATCATTGTAGCTGTTGAATGTCATCCCATTTGAACAGTTAACTTTCCTGCCTTGCAAGTTTGACATCCGGGCGCGTAGGGCGTCTGAAACTACTCGCCCAGATGTTCCGTCACCGCCATCAGTCATGTTCACGAGCCTGCCGCCAGCCGATCTAATCTTAGCAATCACCCACATTTCCAAAAGAAGCGCGTCTTCTTCAGTCATTCCGTCCTGAAGTATCTCAACTGAAACGCCATGCTTTGCTGCCGTGCGCATCCAGTGCTTGCTGCGCCACTCTGAGGCAGATCTATCCCATGCGCGCTTCGCCTTGCCCTTCCCCACATAGAACTCGCGACCAGTGTCTAAGCATTTGTGCAGATATACGTAAAAGCCAGATGGCTTGACGCATTGATACGGCGGGATTATCTTTATGGTATTCACGGCCAACCTCTTAAATCGCCGTTGAAATATTGGCGCGCGGACTGCCATCCGCGCGCCTCCCCAAATCAATACCATAACGATCCGCAAAGCGCAATCTAAACATACATTTCCTGCTCCACCGTCCGCTCCGTGGCCGGATACCCATGCGCTGCAACGTTGTCCTTGAACGACTGGATGGCATCGACGACCTTGCACTCAAACTCGGTTGCTGCCATCACGATTGCCGACTGTATCTCAGGGTCAGGCAGAACCCGCTGCACAAACATCGGCAACCCGCCGCTGTAGCTGATGAAGTCAATCCACGCGCGCCCGGTAATCAGCAATCCGGTTTGCAGTTGCAGCATGTATTCATCCGGCACAACGCCCTCGCTGATCGTCTGCACCTGGTATTTCTGGCGACGGCTCTTGCACTCAATCAGGCCATCATCGCCCACCAGTCCGTCAGGGCTATATCCCATCATGAACCCAAGCGCGTCGGACGTGATGAACCCAACCTCGGACACAGGCGCGCGGGTCTTGGAATACAGGTCGCGCGCCTTGATCTCATCCTCATAGCCGCGCAGCATGTCGTCGCCGATGTATTGCGGTTCGGTGTAGCCCGTGATCCGCTGCGCCGCGATCTCCCAGACGTGTTGCCTGGTCTTGTCGTTGTTGGCGATCTTGAGCGTCGGCGTCAGTATGTGCTTGACCTCCGATGCCGTGAGGATGCCGCACCGGATCTGGTGCCATTCCTCTGACCCCTGCAACAGGTCGGTGTGGTAGGTGACTGTCATGGTTTTACCTTACATGTTGACGGTGACGTGTGGGATTTTCCCGGCGATCAGCGCCGCCGCGATAGCCTCTGGTGTGGCATGTCCAGCCATGGTGCGCAGCGCCTCGGCGATATCCCGCGCGATGCGGTCGCGGTGCGCTGCGTCGGCTTCACGCTTGGCGCGCGCGTCATCCTCAGCCTTGCGTTCCGCTGCGATCCGGTCACGTTCGGCTTGCGCAGCGGCCTCCTCGCGGGCCTTGGCTTCCAAGAGTTCCTTCTGGTGCCGTTCCTCTGCCTCTCTGGCTTGTCGCGCAAGGTCTGCCTCGCGCTGCGCCGCTGCGGCCTTTTCCTGTTCAGCGGCAAGGCGCGCAGCCTCTTGCCTGTCGCGTTCGATCTGGGTCGCGCGTTCGGCATCCGCTTTGGCCTTTGCTTCCGCTTCGGCCTTCTCGCGTTCCGCCCGCTCGGCTTCTGCCCGTGCTGCGGCCTCCTGTTCAGCCTTGATCCGGTCAGCCTCGGCGCGTGCTTCTGCTTCGGCCCGCAGGCGCATCAACTCGGCTTCTTGGTCTTCGCGTTTCTTTGCCGATGCATACATGACACGCAGTGTTGCCAGCGTGTTTTCTCGCGCGGCCTCGATCTGGGGAAGGTATTCGGCATATTCCGGCTTGGCTTCTATCGCCTTGACCCTCGCGGCGGCGGCGGCAACATCGGCGCTGGCATCCTCTCCGCTCAGCCCGTGATGCCGAACACCATCAAGCGCATCTTTTGCCGCCTGCACTCGCAATGTCTCCGACGCCTCCCAATCGGTCAGCGGCTTGCGCACCTCATCGCGCAATGCGTCAAGCTGGTCGCGGATCTTCTTGCGCGCGGCGTCAATACCTGCGGCCTGTTTCTTGATGTCCTCGGTCAGCTTCTTGCCAGCATCGTCAAGCGCGGTCTTGCTGCGGCTCACTTTGTATGCCAGCGATGCAATAGCGTCACGGCCTGACTTGGTGCTCAAATCAGGCGCGTGTTTTTTCACCTCATCGCGGATGCGCTTGATGATCGGGTCAATGTCTTCCGGTTTTCTGAAAATGGCTGTCAGCGCATCCCCGGTCGGAATTGCCAGTGCTGTCGTTTCGGTCATAGCTTGCGTTCTCCCTCTGCTATGCTGTATCATGTGCGCACCATAACACCCGAAGCCAACGTCAACAAGCGGAAAGTACGCACAATGACCAAAACCACCACCATCAACATTCGCGCCACGGAACAAGAAGCGGAAGACACGAAACGCGCCGCGCAGATCGGCGGTTGGAAGTCTGTTGCCGATATGGTCAGGGCGCAGGTTGCCCAAGTGCTATCGCAACAGCCTCATCAGCAGACCGAGCAATCCCAGCCCGACCGCCCTTAGCCTGCACGGCGGCGATAAACCGTCGCTGCGCCTCGGTCGCGCGGCCTGTGTCTGTCTTGACCTCCACGGCCAGAAACGTGCCGTCAGGTGCAAGGCCGATGATGTCGCTACTGCCGACGCATAGGCCGTAGCGCACCAGCGCACCAGAGGGCGCGCGATACGCTCCTGTGTCTTGACGCCACACCAGACACCCGGCCTCTGACAGCGCCATCAGGATGCGCGCTTGTATCGTCGCCTCTTTCATACCTTCACCTCCCTTTCAGCTATCACCAGAACATGCCCATCGCGTTTGACCAGCTTCACGTCATCGCGGGTCAGGCCATGCGCGCGGATATACTCGCGCGCCTCCTCGACGCTGGCAGGGCTGTCGTCGCTGGCATACAGCACCCACCCGCGTTTCATGCCCGCCTCTTAGCCTCGCGCGCGGCCCAGACATGCCTAGCCCAAGCTGGCTTCTTGCCCGTCCGCGCAGCAAGCGCAAGCAGGTCGTCCAGCGTCTCCGTGCGCCCCTGTTCCATCCGTGCAGCCTTGCGCGCGCGTTCTGCCGCTTCCCGGTCGATCTCAGCAAGCTCCCCCTCGCGTTCTTCCACCATGCGCGACTGCACCGGGTAGACCCTGCCGCAATTTGGGCAAGCAGGTGCTGGGCGATGCACAAACCCGCAGCCGCCATCCGCAATAGAGCATTGCCGCACTGGCTCTGTCGCCTCGGTGTCACGCGGGCCGCGCTTCTTCGCGCCTTCAAGGCTCCACTCGCGCGGGCTGTCAGGAAAGCCATGCTCTCGCCAGTTGTTTGCGTGGTCCATGATCACGGCAGGTTCATCGCCCGCCCGAAGCGCGCGCCCCCATACCTGCATCTGTAGCGGCAAAGACTTTCTAGGGCAAAGGTCTGTCAGCGCCTCGATCCGCACCGGCATACCAGCAGCCTGGGCCAGGTCAAAGCCAAACGTGAGCAATGCGACGTTCACTAGAACCGTGAACTCGCGCCGCGCAAACCCCATCACGATCCGCTTACGGGTCGGCGCGTCCATCGTGCCATCAATTGTCTGCGCCGCAATGCCATCCGCGCAGAACGCTTCTCGGATCATGCCAGCATGTTTTCGGCTGGTGGCAAACACCACGCACAGCTTGCCCATCGCGCGCTCTCGATAGGTCTGCACCGCGTCACCGATGATGGCCGTGTCTTGCTCCATATAGGCGTCAAGCTGCGACTGGACGTATTCGCCATCTCTGACCTTGACGCCAGACAGATCCGGCGCGCTTGGGCCGAAATACCGAAACTGTGACAGCCTGCCGCGCCGGATCAACTCCGAAACTGGCAAGCCCTCCTCCATGCGCTGATACCACGCGCCCATGCCCTTGCCGTTGGTCTTCATAGGCGTGGCAGACAAGCCGACGATCCTAGACCCAGCCTGCATTGCCCATGTGATGATCCGGTCCAACTCGCCCCCGCCGAAGTGGCATTCATCCACAAACAGCACCTTCGGCGGTCGAACTCGGTCCAGCCGCCGCGCAAGGGTTGGCGTCATAGCCAGATGCACCGGGCTGATCGGGCTGTAGCTATACCCCGGCGCAATCGTGCTAAACGGCACGTCATAGCCAGACAGCGTTTCCATGGTCTGCAACAGCAACTCAGTGCGCGGCACAGCGAACAGCGCGCTGGACCCCTTGCGCACCGCACCCGTGACCATATCCAGCGCCATGCGGGTCTTTCCGCTGCCCGTGGCGCTCTGCATCAAGACGGATTGATACCCCGCGCCTATAGCCGCACGAACTCGGGTCACTAGGTCTAGCTGGTCGGGGTAGAGTTGGACTGTCATGCCCAATCCTCCAGCGGCAGTTCGACTTCATCCGGTTCATTGCGCCCCAAGGCCAGATCAATCGGCACCTCCACTGTGCGCCGCCGTGACAGACCCCTAAACGCCCGCCGCTTGCCCTCTCGCGCGCCCGGTAGCGTGATCAGGTGGCGTGACCATCCGTCGCCACTCCAAGGCGTATCGCGCAGGATCTTCGACAGCTTGGGCGACGTGCTGGCAATCCTCAAGAACCCGCCGTCAACCTCTATGCCAAGGTCAGACAGTCCAGATGCCGCCGCCGCTGACCCAGCCGTGTCTTCTGTGCGCGCAACCATTTCGACCATCGCCGCAATGGTTGACCTGCGCGCCATGCCATTGGCGTCATAGGCGTGGTCGCTTGTCATGATCTCGGACAACACCTTCCAGTTCTCGCCGCTGGCCTCGTCGCGGTCTGCGTTGCGCTCCAAGGTCAGACCCACCTTGTCAAGAAACGCCGCCGCCTCATCCTTGGTTGGCGCGCGGCTCTTGACCAGAAGCCACACCCCGGCAAGCAAGGCCGCGTATTGATCGGCAAACCGCGCGCTTGCCCCCATGCCGCGGATAGCTGCCGCGATCTCTGATAGCGTGGCGGGCAAGTGGTGGCTGCACTGGATCAGCCGAGAGATCAGCCGACCGGATGCCCCCGCGCGCGTCACGTCTGCCAGCCTGTTGCGCCAATCCATGAACCGCTCATGCGCGCCAAGCCTGTCATCCGCGCGCAAGTGGATCACGGCGATCCGGCTCTTGTCTGCCTCGGTCTTGATCTGCGGGTTGATCCCAGCAAGGATGAAAGACGCCATGCACCTATATTCGTCAATCGCGTTGCGAACCGTGCCGCCGCTTGAACTCGCCCGCATCAGGTTCATCACCGCCGCGATCTTGTCACGGTCTGCCTTGGTGTTGCCCTCAGCCTCATCCATGACAACCGGGCGGCTTGAGTTGATAATCGCGTTCCTGATGCCGGGTTCTGTAGATCCGCCGTCAGCAGCCACCGCCAGATTGCCCAACAGGCGCTTCACCAACTCATCCATGACGGTTGACTTGCCCGCACCTCGGTCGCCAGTCACATACAGGTGCGGCCTCCACCGCATGACGCCGCCAAGAATTGACGTGACCATCCAGCCCGCCAGATAATACCCGCTTAGAGGGTCAGACCATCGCAATTCAAGGCAAAGCCTGACAATCTGCCATGCGTCCGCGTCACTCATCGGCTCTGGCAAATCGCCAATCACATCGACCGCAATGGGATACAAGAACCCGTTCGGAGATCGATACTCAGTCACCGGCATAACCGCGCCACCCTGGATGATCCGCGAACCGCTGTTGAACACACAGTCAGAGCCTTCCATCCACGCGCCGATGCCTCTGATCTTGTCCGGGTCATAAATCCCGATCAGATGGCAAGCCTCCATTAGCGCCGCCGATGCCATGGCTGCGATCTTCTTGTCGCCGCCGTCGCCGCCTCCGAACTTCATTTCCCAGAACGAACGCGGGGCAAGGCGCTGCAACGTCTGCATGTTACCCAAACTTGGCGCGGTCAACTCCGTCACCTGCCCCGTGGTGCGCGGCAAGAAGAAATACCCGCCGCCGTTATAGCCTAATGGCCTGACAGCACCCAAGCCCCATTGGTCATCCGACGCATCATCCGGCAAGCTATACTCAGGCTCCCACCTTTCAGCCTCGAGATACTCGGGCGGCACCTCGGGCGGGTTCATCGCCACTTCAAACGCGGCCTTAACCGCCTCTGATCCGTGCGCCTTCCAGTAATCCCACCAATCGGTGCGCTTGGCCGGATCATCGGCAGGGATAGGCGGCGGCACCACAACAGCGCCACCAATCGAAACAGCCGCTTGCGCCGCCTTCTCTGCCCCCGTGTTGACGCACAAGCCCGCCTCGCGCCATTCGTGCCAGCGCGGATCATCGCCAGGCGGGTTATCCCAGTCTGCGGGGCGCTTGTTCGCCGGGATGGTCCACAAGTCAGCATCGGCGGCAAAGACCACGCGCTTGTCAGGGTATGCCAGCTTCATCGCCTGTGCGACCGGCTTGAGGTTGCCAGCATCGAACGCCACGATCACGCTGCACCCCAATGCCGCGCGAACCGCCGCCATGGTGGCAAGACCCTCGCCAATGACGATCATGTCGCCTTCGCCCGGCATCGCGTGATACGCGCCCTCTTTGGCGCACCCCTTCAAGAACAGCTTATCTCCATCGTCGTCGATGAACTGCAGCCCAACCAGTTTCTTGGCTGACCACATCGGCACCACAACAGACCCGCGCGACATGCGACACCCGATCTGTTCGGCGGTAAACCCCTTGCGCTCAAGGTAAGCGTTCGACCCCGCCCGCTCGGCCTCTGCCCATATCCGTTTCGCCTTGACGTGCGCCGCCTCTGCCGCCTCAAGGCGCTCGCGGTCCTGCTTGTCGCGCGCCTCTTTCTGCCGCTGCTTCCATGCCTCGCGTTCCTCATCCGACACCTTGCGAGGGGTCTTGATGTGCCACTTGTGCCAGACCTGTTGACGGAAATTCATGCAGCCGCCGACCGCGAAACCGTCTGGATCTACCCTCAGGATGTAGCTGCCGTTCTCGGTTTTCGGCTTGTCGCCGTCCAGTCGGAAGCGGTGCATCTTGTCGTCTGCATCGATATTGACAGTCGCATCAGGGCCGCAATCGACCGACCGCATGAAGTCGATGAAGGCTGAAATTGGGTCTTGGGTGGTCATCAGTTCATATCCCAGATCAACTCATGAACGCTCAGCGTCAGGTTCTCCAACCTGAAATCATGGCGCGAATGATTGCGCGTGAGTGGGATGGTTGGCGGGTATTCTTGCTTCTGTATCATCCATGCAACCTTAGAAGCAGCGATTGATACGCCGTCAATCATCAGATGCGGCCTGTTCTTCTTAATCCTGTATCTCGCCAGCTCTCCGGCATTGTTTCTGCCATTTTTCTGCTTGAACACAAGCTGACCATCTTGGTCTATGGCGATCACTTCCATAGCTCTGCTAACGGTGATACGATGATACACGCGCATCGGAACCTCATCTTCCTATGTGTCAGGCAGGGTTGAGCGGCTGCGAAACGCTCCCCTGCCGATCAACCATATCACCCCAAAACAAAGGCGCGCAAGCCAATTTCCAAGGGGATTGGACAACCGTCCTTTTTTCACAGATTGCAAAATCCAAAGAAAATCACGGCAAGCCACTGATATAAAATGCATAAATCGAAAGTGGACAGATGGACACCAAAAAAGAGGCATGCCCGGTTTTACATGCATGTGTGTGCGCGTGTGTGCGCGTGTGTGCGCGCCCGCGTAAACGCGCCGCGCCCCTTATGCATCACGTCCATCTGTCCTTATCTATCTATATTTTAAAGTAAGTATAAGTAAAGTAAGGGGTTTTTCAGACAAGAAACACGGACGAACCCCATGGACAGGCATGGACGGCATCTAATCCGCCTGTCCAGTGCGCACAAATCGCTTGACCGCGCCGAAACATGAAGCCATGATGCCAGCGAACAACCAAAGGACCGCAGCCAATGACCCCACTTGAACGCCACCTGATCGACATGGGCTTGCTGCCCAAGCCGCAACCGAAGCCGCCCGTCGCCCGTCAATGGGGCGGATGGAAGCCGACATACAAAGGGGAGGAATGCCCGTGGTGAGTGACGACCCATACGCACCGCTGCGCCGCGTTCTCGATGCAGCCTATGAGCAAGCCGCAAACGGCAAGGGCAAGGAGCGCCACGCCAACGACAAGCCGTTTGATCGACAGCCCATCATGGAAATCGCCCGCATGGTCGGGCCGGGGTATCAGTTGGGTCAGGCGATGAAGAAAAGCCAGGAGGCGTTCGGGATGCTTGGTCGCGGCCAACCAGATCGTGCGCAAGCGGAACTCCTCGGCGCGATCAACTACATCGCCGCCGCCTATCTGCTGATAGAGGAGGGGAAGTGATGCCCCGCAAAAGCACAGGCCGATTTTCACGGCAGGCGGATGAACGCGTTTTGGACATGCTCAAAATGCGCGACGAGGGGATGAAGCTGGCCGATATCGCGCGTATACTTGGCGTTGGTCGAGGCACCGTCATCGGCGCTTGCCGTCGAGTGGACGAAGATGATCTTGATTCGGTGCAGCCATGACCCGCTACACCCCCGAACGCAACGCCGCCTTTGCTGAGGTGCGGGATATGCTGGATCGCGGCATGACGCCAAGCCAGATCCGGTTTACCACGGGATGGAGCCTGCATCGGATTAACAGCATCATCACCCGCATTGATAGCGCCAAGGCAAGGCAAGAGTATGTCAGGCGCGTTCTTTTGGGGCCGAAGCCGTGAACCCGCCCGATCACATCACCGGGACGCTGATCAACGCCCCTGCGCATATCCGTGCCGAGCGTGACGCATGGGCGGCACAGCAAGCCATCGCGGGGCACAGCACGTCCGCTATCGGATTTGCGCTTGGCATCGGACAGGCCAGCGCCTATCGCGCCGCGCTTCGTGGTGGATGGGTTATGCAGCACAAGCCGCCGCGAAACCCGCTGCGGTCGGCAGGAGTGCGATACGGAACCGTCAAGGCCGCATTCGCCGCGATGCCGCCGCGCGACCAAGACAGGGCTGTCAATGAGGCCATGCGGTCAGGCCAGACGCTGGCCGATGTGTTGAGCCGGGCTTATGCAAAGAGGATTGAGCCATGAAAACGATCGCCATCCACCGCCGCCTGCACGACTGCCACACCAGCACGGCCCCGCGCATGACTTCGATCACCCTGCCGCTTGTGCCCGGCGTTGACGTGACCGAGGACCGCAGCGAGACAGCGCCGCGATTTGTCGCGGTCAGGGGCGAAGGCAACTGGAAGCGCGACAAGATGCTTGCGATGGCGGCGAGGGTGCGGTAACATCATCTGGCGCGGCGATAGGTTAGCTACCGAAACGCGCATTTGACCTCCCTCTCGTGTCGCTTCTCGCCGCGCGCACAAAACAGGGAGGGGGTCGCAAAGAGAGGGAACACAAAATGACCAAACGACATTTCACCGACCTGACCGCCATCGACTGCCCCTTTGGCGAGTTGGACGACGACACCCAAGCGCGGCTCAAGGCGTGGCCGCATGGGGTTAGGATGGCAGTCAACCAAAACGACAGGTTTGATGATTGGGCCGACCCGGCTTGGGCCGACGATCTGATCTACCGCGCCATGCCCGCCCCCGTCAAAGAAGTCGGGACGCTTGCCGAGATCGGCGCGCAGGTGGGGGATGTGGTGGAGTTGTTCGAGAATGGTATTAACCCAAGCTCTGGTGTGGGGGAGACTGGAACCGTCTACATTATGAATGGAAGTCTTTTCACCAGAGGTCAAATGAGCCGTTGCGATGATTGCGGCCACAAATTCCGCATCATCCGCCGCGCCTCTGACGCCAAGCAATCGTGCGCCACCATCGAGGAAATTAAAACAGACATAAAATCTGGCCGCACATACCGAATAACCTGCCAATCATTCGCAGAAAAGCCGGAACCCGCTGGCCCTGTCATCACAGAGACGGTGAAGCGCATCGTGCCGGGGTTGTATGGGCAGATCCGCGTATATGAAGAAACTTGCGAACCCGGTCACGTCTGCCTTGGTTCAAAAAGTGTAGCCTATCACTGGACCGCCCCCGAACTCCGCGCAGCCATCGCCACGCTGACCGAAATTGCCGATGCCCTGGAAGGCGGTGCCAAATGACCGACGAAATCAACACGGGCGGGCCAGCGTTTCCAATTCTTAAACCATCAGACCCTCGCTTTGAATATTGCGATCAGGGCATGACGCTGCGGGATTGGTTCGCGGGGCAGGCTATCGCCGCGCTGATCCGGAAAGCACCGTTTTTTGATAGGGATGGTGAGTTTGGCAAGCCGGTAGACATGCTGCAATTCAAGGCTGACATGTCTGTGAGCGCATACGCATATGCCGACGCCATGCTTGCAGCGAGGAACGCAAAATGACCCCCGACGACTTCACCCGCCGCGCATCGCGGATTGAGGCCGAACAACTCGCCCGCATGGCGGAACCGCAGGCAGACCCAGACCAGCCGCGCGATAGCCTTGCAGCCATGTGCATCATCGGCGCATCCCTGTGCTGTGTTGTCCTATTTGCAATCGCGGTGCTGGCATGACCCGCCTAACCCTCGCCCTAGCCCTGCTAACTTCCCCCGCCTTTGCACAAGACACCGTGTATTGGGGCGGCACCAGCAGTCACATTCGCCTGCAAACGACCGACAGCCCCGGCGCTGTGGCCGAGGTGGAGTTTCACAACGGCGAAGTGCACACCGATAGCAACGAGGCGCACAGCCTTTCGCTTGGAGGGCTGACCGTGCAGGCTGACATGATCCTAGGCCACGGCTTGCTGCCCGACCGCATGACGATCACGCCGCCAGAGGGGCTTATCGCCGTGCCTAGCTGGGTGGACGTGCCAGAGGGCGAAGCGCGGGTGATTACGATTTATAGCACAGTGGGAGTGGGGATGTGATGCGATTTCAAAAATGGCCGGACGGCGGCAACGCATGGACGCTTTTCATATGGTCGCGTCACCCCGCCGACAGCATGACGTGGACGCACGGCCTTAGCGTCAGCATGGAGCGCAAGGGCGCATGGGATGGCTCTCGCTCGTTGGCAAAGTTTCGGCTGACACGGGAGAGCGGGCGGCTTGGCTTTTACGTCCGTCTTGGCCGACTGCACGGCGGATTGCAACGCCAGCCGTATACACCAATCTAGCCCATACCGGGCAACCGTTGCCGCCTGCGGAACAGGCCGCTAAAGTGAAAGGCCGCTCGTGATAGCCCGTAAGGGCGTTTTGGGAACCACCAGACAGCCCCCGGCGCTAACCAATGCGCTACATCGGACAGGACAGCCGGGGGCACATAACAGATACCGCGCTGGACGGCATCCAGCATATCAAGGGAGACACCCACATGTTTGAAGCTATCGTCGTCGCATTTATCGCAGTCACCGGGCAGGCAACCTTCGTCGAGACGTTCGGCCCGCACCAAGAACCCGCCGCACAAGAGCGGGTGGCCGTCACCAACGACAAGGGCGAAGTCCTGTATTACAACTTCAAGTGACGGCATCGGGGCGGTGTAGCAGCCGCCCCTTTTGACTTTGGCGATGTGATAATATAACCTTCCCTGAGATGGGATTTTGACTATGGGCGAAGTTGGATACAAGAAGCCGCCGAAAAATCGGCAATTTGGGCAACCTGGAGGCAATCCGCAGGGGGCCACTTCCGCACAACGTCAAATGGAAATCGCAAACGCCGAAGCGGCAACCCGCATTCGCCAGCGCGCCCTAAAGGCAGTTGAGGCAAAGCTAGCAGAGTGCAGCACAGATGACGCCATTGCCTTGCTGGTCGAGGCGGCGATGTTGAAGCTGATCAAGGACACCGAGGATCGCGGTCTTGGCACTCCAAAGGCATCGCTTGATCTGTCGAGCGAGGACGGCAGCATGACCGCCAAGCCGACGCTAATCCAGTTCATCGCGCCCAAGGTGGCAGATGAAAGCGACGATTGAGGAAATTCCTCGCATAACACGCAACTTTATGCGGCCCGCCCGAACCCGAGTATTCAAGGGCGGGCGTGGTTCCGGCAAGACGCGCGGCATTGCGCTTAGATCGGCGCTGCGCGTTTATCAGCTTGCCGAAATGGGCGTCGAGGGCGTTTTCCTCGCCAGCCGCGAACACCTCAACAGCCTTGACGAAAGCAGCATGGAGGAAATCAAGGCGGCTATCCGATCTGTGCCGTGGCTGGCTGATTACTTTGACATTGGCGAGAAATACATCAGGACGCGCAACAGGCGGATATCCTACGCCTTCGCTGGCCTGCGGCATAATCTGGACAGCATCAAGTCCAAGGCGCGGATCATCGGCAACTGGACAGATGAAGCCGAGAATGTCAGCGAGGTCGCATGGCGCAAGCTAATCCCGACCATCCGCGAGGAGGGCGAGGGGTGGCAGGCCGAAAACTGGATCAGTTACAACCCCGAAAGCAGCGAAAGCGCGACACACCGCCGCTTTGTTGCCTCTGTGCCAGATGATTGCATCGTCACCACGGTCAACTGGACGCATAACCCGTGGTTTCCCGATGTGCTGAACAAGCAGCGCCTAGAAGATCAGCGGCTAAGGCCTGAGACGTATGATCACATTTGGGAAGGCGCGTTCCTGACCCTGACCGACGCGCAGATTTTCGGCGGCAAGTTTGTGGTGGATGAGTTTGAGCCGGGGCATGGATGGGATGGTCCATATTACGGTTTGGACTTCGGTTTCGCCAATGACCCCACTGCGGCGGTCGAGGCGTGGATATATGGCAGAACGCTTTACATCAGGCGCGAGGCTGGCAAGGTAAAGCTGGAACTGGACGCGACCGGGCAATTCGTCTCTGAGCGCATTCCCGGCATTGAGCGCAGCGCAATCCGGGCAGACAGCGCGCGGCCTGAAAGCATAAGCTACTTGCGCCGCCATGGTCTGCCGCAGATTACAGCCGTTGAAAAATGGCCGGGTTCCGTCGAGGACGGGATTGACCACATCAAGTCATATGACCGCGTGGTCATCCACCCCGATTGCCAGCAGACAGCACGGGAATTCAGGCTCTACAGCTACAAGGTGGACCGCAACACGGGCGACATTCTGCGTGTCGTTGTGGATGCGCATAACCACTACATCGACGCCTTGCGCTATGCCTTGGGGCCGATGATCCAGCGCCGCAGCAAGGCCAAAACCGAGCAGGCCACGGTGCAAGGGCTATGGTAGCGCCCTGCAAATCGTTATGGTATAACATCACAAACCACACCGGGGCTAAGGCATGACCGTATCAGACAGGCACCCAGAATATACCGCAGATCGGGAAATCGAATGGCGGTTGATGCGGGACAGCTACGAGGGCGAAAGCGGCATGAAGCGCCGCACAATCCTCTACCTGCCGATGCCGCCCGCATGGCGCAATTTCCCTGACCAAGGGGCAAGCGCCTATCTCGCATACATCACGCGGGCGCGATATCCCGAAATCCTGTCAAGCGCGGTTCGTGGTATGGCTGGCGTGATCCATGGGCAGGAATGGCAGATCGAACTGCCGCCTGGGCTGGAATACATCACCGAGCGGGCCACGTCCGATGGCTTGCCGCTGGAAATGTTCTCGCGCCGGATCACGACAGAACTCTTGCTGACCGGGCGTTATGCTGTTGCGACCGATGCGCCTCCCAATGGTGGCGATCCGTATCTGGTTGGCTATGGCGCTGAGACGCTTATCAACTGGGATGAAAACCAAGACTTCTACGCATTCCAAGAAGTTGATTATCGCCGCGACGGGATGACCTGGGATAAGGTCTTGATGACCCGCGTTATGGAGTTGGACGAAACGGGCCGATATGTGCAGCGCATCTTTGATGACGGTATCGAGGTGCAGCGCATAGAGCCAACGCTTCGGGGCGGCGGCAGAATGGACTTTGTGCCTGTTGCGGTTGGCGGCGCAATGGACATGGATTTGAAGCCAGACAGCCCGCCCTTGATCGGCGTGGCTCGCGCGGCTTTGGCACATTACCAGATCAACGCCGATTACCGCATGGCGCTTTACATGGCGTATCAGGACACGCTGTTCATCTACAACGCGGAAAAGGCACCTACGGCTGTTGGCGCTGGCGTTGTGGTGTCGCTGACTTCGGCAGAGGTCGGCAAGGACGTGCGGGCAGAATACCTTTCGCCAAGCGGCAATGCGATCGAGGCGCACGAGCGGGCTATGGACCGTGAACAGCAGGCGGCTGTGAGGTCTGGGGCGCAGCTATTCGACAACACGCCACGCGGGCAGGAAAGCGGCGAGGCACGGCGTTTGCGTTTCAGTGCCGAGACGGCAACACTTGCGACCATCGCCGGGTCATCGGCGGCAATCCTCGAGCGGGCCTTGCGTAACGCTGCGATCATGGCTGGCCTTGATCCAGAGGCCGTTGTGGTCAAGCCGCCGCAGAACATGCTTGAGGGCCGTTTGGATGGCGCAGAAGTGACGGCGCTTGTCGGGGCGTGGGAAAAGGGCGCGTTTGGCTATACGACGCTGTATGAGAACTTGCAGCGGGGTCGCATCGCCAGCATGGAACGCACAGCCGAGCAGGAGGAGGCGCTAATTCTTGCGGGACGTGAAGCCTTGCCCGATGATCAGGTTATGTGATAACATAACGCATCCGCCCCGATGGGGCCTTCATAAAGGATCACGGGCCGATGGCTCTTAAAACCGTTCTTGATACCCTTGATGGCGTCGATGACGCTGCAAAGCCGTTCTACACCGAAGCCGATGGCAAATTCATCTTGGCTGTGGAAGGCATTGACGAACACCCTGACGTTGCAAATCTGCGCAATGCCTATGGCCGGACCAAAGAGGACCGCGAAAAGGCAAAGAGCGAGGCCGCAACGCTGAAAGCAAAGATTGCGGAATTGGAAAAGGGCGCGCCCGACACGGCGGCAACCCAAGCCAAGATCGCAGATCTGGAGGAAAAGCTGGCAGCAAAAGAAGCCGAGGTTGGCGACTGGCGCGGCAAGTATACCGGGGTGACGCGCGATCAGTCTTTGGCCTCTGCATTGCAGGCCGCTGGCATTACCAACCCGACCTTCATGAAGGCGGCAACGGCGATGTTAGCTGGGCAAGTGAAGCTGGGCGATGACGGGACCGCGTATGTCGAGACTGGCATGGGGCCGAAAACGCTTGACGGGTTCGTCAAGTCTTGGGCCGCAAGCGAAGGGAAGGACTTTGTTTCGCCGCCTGCTGGCGGTGGCGCAAAGGGTGGGAACGGAGGCGGGCAGGGTGGCAAGACCATCGCAGCCGCAGAACTTGAGGCAATGACGCCGGAAGCAAAGGCCAAGTTTTTCAAGGCTAACCCCGGCGTCACGGTAGTTTAACAGCCTAGCCATGTGGCAGGCACACATGAGAGGAACGCCACATGGCGAACACGCTGACAGCACTGCAACCGATTTTGTTCTCGGTCGCGCAAGAGGTTTCCGCCGAGCCGTTTGGCGCGGTTGACGCCATCAACACCAACTTCGACAGCAAGGGCGTTGCCGTTGGCGACGTTGTGAAGGTTCCCGTCGCGCCCACCCGTGCGGCTTCGGACTTCGTTCCTTCAAACGTGCCGCCCCAAGGCGCTGACGCTGTGGCTTCTGAGGTTTCCGTTCAGATCACCAAGTCGCGCAAGACGACCATGTATCTGACGGGCGAACAGCTTCGTTCGCTGGATAACGGGGCAACTTCGGCAGAGTGGATTCGGCAGATGGTCGCGCAGATGATGCGCACCCTGCGGAACGAAGCCGAGGCGGATTGCGTTGCTGCAATCTATCAGGGCGCATCGCGCGCAACCGGGAGCGCAGGCACCAACCCGTTTGCATCGGCCCTGACGCCGCTTGCGGACGTGCGCAAGATCCTGCGTGACAACGGCGCGCCAATGGCTGACCTGCAATTCGTGGGCGACACCACTTCGGAAGCCAACCTTCTGAAGCTGGGCGTTGTGCTTGATGCGTCTATTGCTGGCACCGACGAGGAGCGCCGTTCCGGTTTGATCCGTCGCCAGTATGGGTTCAACATGCGCACTTCGGCAGGGATTGAACGTCACGTGGCGGGGGCTGGCACGGGCTACCTGATCAACAACGCCTTGAACGAGGCGATTGGCGAAACCACGCTCACGCTCGACACGGGCACCGTGAACACCACGGGCATCAAGGCGGGCGACGTGATCACCATCAACGGCGACACTAACCAATATGTTGTCAACACAGGGCTGACTGCTGCGGCTGGTGACATTGTTATCGGGCGTCCTGGCTTGATCCAGGCGGCTGCGAACAACGCGGCGCTTACCATCGGGGCCAGCTACACGCCTAACCTTGCGTTTGAGCGTTCGGCAATCGTTGGCATCATGCGCCCGCCCGTCATGCCTGCAAACCCGACCATCAGCCAAACGCTGATCAGCGACGGCATGGGCATGACCTATCTGCTGCTTGACATTGCGCAGTATGGCCAGCGGACTTGGGAGTTGCACTTGGCTTGGGGCTTCAAGGCTGTGCAGCCGGAGCATATCGCCACGTTGCTGGGCTGATCTTTCTGGGGGGCAGGGCAACTTGCCCCCTTATTAAGATCAGGAGGCGCGCATGAAAAAAGGCAAGGGCTACGGCAAAGGCAAAGGCGGCAAGAAGTAAATGGCGCTGATCATCGAGAACGGCACGGGCGTTGCGGGGGCTGACAGCTTTGTGACTGTTGCCGAATGCGAGGCGTTTGCGCTCAAGTGGTTCGGCCACAGCCTGACAGGTGCGCCCGCTGACAAGGAGGCCGCATTGCGCCGCGCGTTTGGATATATGCGCAGCTTGAACTGGTGCGATGCTGAGGCGTTCCCGACCTTCGGCGGCACAATTCCGGATGCGGTCAAGGATGCGCAGATGATCTTTGCGCGGGCCGAGTTTCAGAAGGTGAACGCCTTGCAGCCAAGCGTCACGCAAGGGCAGCAAAAGGTGCTTAATCGCGTGGGGCAGATCGGCTGGCAAGTTACTGGCGGCGCAAGTGTGAATGCGCAACGGCAAACCGTGACGATGGCAATGGATAGGCTCAAGGGCCTTGTCTGCGCTGGCGGGACCGTGCAGTTTTTGGAGCGTGGCTGATGGCTGAGGACTGGAACGCCATCGCCTCTGAGGTTGCCGCCGCGATTGGCGATGTGGGCTTTGAGGTCACGTTGCGCAAGGTGACAATCGGCCCAGCCACGCCATGGGACGAGACTGGCATCACGACGACTGACACGGCGCTGCGGTGCATCGATGATCGGTATCGCGTCAGGGATGCGCAGGGCAATCTTTTGCAGCAATCCATGCGGACGCTGACGGTGGCAGTGGGTGACGCGATCCCGGCGCGCGCTGATCGGGTGCAGGTTCGTGGCGAATGGCACGAGATTGCAGAGGTTCGTCCGCTTGCGCCGGGCGGGGTTGATCTGCTTTACGACGTGGACTTGATGGAGGCGCGGTGATGGCCCGCCCAACGCGCAATCAAAAGCAGCGTGTGATTGACCTGATCGCGCAATTCAGCCCTCGCATTCGGGATGCGTTCATTGCGGCCATTCAAGCGCAGGCCAGTGCGGTCAACATCACGGCGCTGATACAGGCGCTAGAGGCTGGCGACGTGTTCGGCGCGGCGCGATTGCTGGAGTTCCCGCAAGGGCTTCTGTTCCCACTGCAAGAGGAGATCCGGGCCGCGATGATGGCGGGCGGTGCGCTGGCCGAGTTGCCGCGCGTGGTGCAGGGCGTATTCGCGTTCAACGGCAGGCACCCAAGGGCCGAGGAGATCGTGCGAACGCTTGGGGCTGAACTGGTGCAGGGCATCCAAGAGGACACGTTAGAAGCCGTGCAAGGCGTCATTGCGCAGGGCATGGAGGAAAACCGGGGCTTTCGGTCAATCGCGCTGGATATCGTGGGCAGACGGGGGCCGAATGGGCAGCGGGAAGGCGGCATCCTAGGGTTGACGGTGCAGCAGACAGAGGCGGTGATGAACGCCCGCGCGATCTTGTCCAACCCTGATCGGCTGGCTGAGTATTTCAACGCTGACGGATCACCGCGTTACAAGCTGTCTGATCGACGCTTTGATGGGCTGGTGCGCAAGGCTATCGCGGGCAAGGTGAGGCTGACCCAAGGCGATATTGACCGGATCGTGGCTGCGCACAAGTCAAAGGCGCTGAAATATCGCGGTGATCTGATCGGTAAGAACGAAAGCCGTTCCGCCATCGCGCAAGGGCAGTATGAAGCGTATCAGCAGATGGCCGATGACCCGCGCATTGAGCGCGTAGACCTGACTTGGAGCCATGGCCTAAGCCGTGAGCCGCGCATATCGCATGTGCAGATGAACGGGGTTAAGGTGCGTTTGGGTGAGCGGTTCCAAGTGCCAGCGGATGGCACGTTGCCAGCGGTGGCGATGCTGTATCCGCATGATCCGGCTGCGCCTGCGGAACACACCTTGAACTGCCGCTGCATTGCGATTTATCGGGCAGTGCCCGCGATAAGGGATTGACCCATGGGACGCTTTGCCGCCGATGTGAGCCAGCTTGTCAAAAAAACAGAGGACCGCTTGCGCTATGTGGCGCTGCAATCCATCCAAGACGTGATGGAGGCGGCGCAGCAACCGCAACTTGGCATCACCAAGGGCGCGACCAGCTTTGTCGAGGGCAAGATACCCGTGGCCGAGGGAGAGTTGCGGGGCAGTTTGAAAGCCGAGTTGCTAGGCGGGGCATCGGCGGTTGGCCCCGATAGCTACGCCGTGGTATTGTCGGGGTATGAGGTTGGCGACACGATGCGCTTCACATGGACGGCGCGCCATGCCCTGCCGATGGAGTTGGGGTTCACGGCCCGCAATGGTCGGCAGGTTCCGGGCCGCTTCTTTGTAACGCGCAACGCTGAACGGTTTTCATCCTTTGTTGCGGCACGGGTCGCGGAGGCAAACGCACGATGAACGAACTAGCCATATCCCATGCCCTACAGCAACGTCTTGTGACCGCCGCGATTGCCACTGTGGTATTCGAGAACCAAGACGCCAATCCCGCGCGACCGTTCCTGTTTGTGCAGCATGTGCCGACAGAGCGCGTTGACGGTACGTTGGCAGGCGGGCAGTTGATCAGCCGTGGCTTTATGTCGGTAACGGCTGTCACGGCAGAGGGCGCTTTTGCATCGCAGGCAATGGGCTTGCTGGATCAGGTTGCCGCGCTGTTTCCCAAGGGGCTGCGATTGCCCATCCTGAACGGGCTTATCACCATCCCGCGCCCGGTGGCGATCTTGCCGGGCTTTCAGGACGTGGCAGATTATCGGCGCGTCTGTCAGGTGTTCTACGATGCTAGCGCGTCTTGATGTGATGTGATAACATAACGCGAAATCCAATCATGCCGGAAAGGGCGAGACATGAGCACTAACGATATTGGCACAACGCTTGCCATTGCGACCGGGGTTCCGGCAACGTTTGACGAAGCGGGCTATGAGGCAATGACTTGGGTCAACATCGCGGGCTTGCAGACCGTGGGCGAAGTTGGCGACGAACACCAGACAATCGAGGTTCCAGACCTGACGCTTGGCCGAGTTCGCACGATCAAGGGCGCGGCTGTTGGCACTACGATTGCCATTGCCTTGCGCGAGGTGTTGCTGGACGCTGGGCAGGCGGCTGCACAGGCTGCGGCAAAGGGTGCGGGCGGTGAGTTTTCATTCCGCATCGGTGAGCCTGGCGGCACTGAGCAGTATGTTTCCGGCGTCTGCATGTCGTGGAAGCGCACGGAGCGCAGCACGGGCAGCTATGCCGGGTTTACGTTTTCTGTCACCACGAACTACCCAACGATTACTGGCACCTAAGAAGGCCAGTCGGGGGCGCGGTTTGATGGCTCGACTGCGCCCCCACCCACACAGAGCCATAGGAGCCAACAATGGATATCTCTAAGCTGAACCGCCGCGACATGGCCGAGGTCGCGCAATTCCTGCACTTCAAAGACCCCGAGACGGGCAAGCCGATGATGGATGGCGACACCAAGATCGGGGCGATGGTGAAGGGCTTCCACGCGCGTTCTGTGCAGGCCGTGGCGGCGGAGCAAGCAAAGGCGGCTCTGGTGACGGATACGTCAACACGCAAGGCTCTTGAGGACTTCCAGCAAGACTTGGTGCAGTCGGCGGTGATGCTGACAACGGAAATCACGGGCGTGACTGTTGACGGCCATCCGATCACGCACAAGGACTTTGCGCGGTTTTACGACTGCACCTTCTTTGACCTTGACGTTCACATGGGCCGCAAGACCAAGAAGCCCGGATCATTCGCGCAACAGGTCACGGCCTTTGCATCTGAGGCGTCACGTTTTTTGACAGACGCCTGAGTGATCTAGTCATTCAGGCTGCGCAATGGGGCTACCTGCACACGGTTCCCGAGGGTTACAAGAAAACCCGGCAACAGATGCTTGGATCTGCCAAGGGTATAAACCCAGAGATGGCGGGTTCGTATTTGATGCAGGCGCTTTGGGATGTAGGGCCTTGTTCACACGATGGCGGGCCTATTAGTTGGCAAGAGTTGGCGGCATATGCTAGTGTGAGTGAGAGCCTTTCTGAGCCTTGGGAATTGCGCGCGGTCATGAGAATGTCGAAAGCCTATGTGACCGAAAAGCAGACGGGCAAAGACCCGTTGCGCATTCCGCCTGTGGATCGTGGGGGCGATGATGGTTGAGGTTGCAACGCTTGAACTAAGCGCCCGCACGGATGGCTTGCTAAAGGCAGAGCAGGCGCTTGACCGTGTGTCTCAGGCGGCTTTTCGCACGGATGCGGCGGCGGATCGTGCTGGCGTTGCAGCAGAGCAGATGGGCCAGCGGATGCGGCGCGCTGGCATCCAAGGCGGCACGGGCTTTCAAAACCTAGGCTTTCAGGTGCAAGACTTCGCGGTGCAGGTTGGCGCGGGCACCAGTGCCACGCAAGCCTTGGCGCAACAGTTGCCGCAGTTGCTTTCCGGTTTCGGGCTGTTGGGGATTGCGCTTGGCACGGCATCGGCAATCCTTATCCCGATTGCGGGGTATTTCCTGAGCAGCGCAGATGCAGCATCTACGTTTGAAGAAAGCCTAGATCAGCTAACATCCGTCACGGATGCGCTTGACGAGGCGCAGGGCATCTTGATGATGACCAACGCCGAGTTGATTGGCCAATACGGCGAAATGGCTGGCGCAGTCAGAGAGGCGGCAGAGGCGCTAGTTGCCCTGCAATCCGCCGAGGCCGCTGCGGCTCTTTCGCAGTTGATCATTGACAACGCAGAGGCGCTTGACCTTTTCACGGGGCAGCTATCCGGCCTGTTTCAGGCGGGCGAGGCATCTTGGGAAGTGCTTAATCGCATCCAAGAGCAATTCGGCGTAACGCGCGATGAGGCCGACGCGCTAAGAACGGCGTTCCGGGATCTGCGCTTTGCCGCTGACTTTGAGGGCCAACAACAGGCATTGGAGCGAATTCAGAAGTTGATGGCGCAAACGGGCATTAGCGCCGATCAGTTGCCCGCGCCGCTGCGTCAAGCCCTGATCCAATACAACCAGCTTACGATTGCCGGGGCAGAGTTGCAGGCCAAGACCGAGGCGGCAAATGCAACGCTCAGGCAAATGCCGCCAATCCTGCAAAGCGCGGCAACGGCTGCGGGATCGGCTGCGGCGGCTGTGGCGGGTATTGGCTCTGCGGCAGAAGGGGCTTTTGGCGCTGTTTCATCGCTTGACGCAATTGCGTTTGAAAACTCGCCGGGCGGGCAGGCGCTTGGCCGATATGGCGGGCGCGGCACAACGTCTAATAGGCCTGTCACGCTTGGCGCGGGCGAGATAGTCAATACCGGGTCAGGGGCGGGAACGGGTTCTGGGGCTGGTGCAGGCGGCGGAGGTGCATCCGATGGCTTTGCGGAGCGGCTTGAGCGATTGCAAGAAGAACTGATGACCGAGCAGGAAGTGGTTGACGCTTGGTATCAGGAGCAACAGGCGATCTTGATGGATCGCCGCGCGATTGAAATCCTAGGCGAGGAAGAACACAAGGCGGCGCTTGAGCGGTTGGAGCTGGAGCATCAAGAGCGGTTGGCGAACATTCAGGGCGCGGCGCATAATTCACGGCTTGCGGACACTGGCACTTTCTTTGGCGCGCTGGCGTCTGTGGCATCGGCTGGCGGGCAGAAGATGGCGAAGGCCGCAGCGACATTCCAGGCCATTGAGGGCACAATCAACGCTTACGGCGCGGCCATCAAGGCGCTTAACACGCCGGGTATCAGCCTTGCGGGGCGGTTTGCTGCCTATGCGTCTGTGCTTGCCGCTGGCCTGCGCGGGGTGCAGGCGATTAAGGCCGCTGGTGGCGGAGGCGGCGGCGGCGGGTCAGTTGGCAGCACGGCTATCGGGACAGCGCCATCTAGCGCGCCCCCACCGCAAGATCGGCTGATCCGCATCAACATCGAGGGTGACACCATGTTTGCAGAATCCTTGCGCGGGTCCATTCGCACGATTGCCGACGCCTTGGGTGAGGAACGCAACATCGGGGGCTTTGTGGTCGCATGATCTATGACTTCACGCTTTCGCCCCGGTTGAATAGCCCGAACATCCTGTGGCAGAACATCTTGCTTGACGGGACCGTTACCGCGACATCCGAGAACGCTGGCCTTGCCGTATCGGCATTGACGCAATCCACGAATGACGCATGGGGCGCGACCGCCGGGGCCACGCTGACAAGCGCAGGGTCGGCACGATCTGCCAACATGGCGGGTTTTGCGGCGCATCGTCTTTCGGGGCGCACGGTCTTTGTGGAGTATCTGGTCGGGCCTTCGACTTGGGTCACGGCTGCATCGCTGGCTGTCACGTCCAACGCGCCGTTCATGCTGTCCTTCCAAGAGGTGTCCGCCGCATCATGGCGCATCCGTGTGACGGGCGGCGGCTTCACGATTGGCGTGGCCTATCTAGGCATGGCGCTGCGCATTCCGGGCGTTGTTCAAGTGCCGCACACACCGCTTCACCTGTGCGAAACTGTCGAGTTGATGGGCGGCAACCAAAGCCGCAACGGACAATTCCTGTTGACTGAATACGAGGTCTTTGCGGGGCAGGCGTCTTTGTCGTTTGAGGTGCAGCGCCCGCAATTCGTGCTGGCCGAGTTTGAGGCTTTCCGCCAATGGTTCAATCGAGGCAACGCGTTCTTCATTGCCTGCGCTGGCAAGGTATGGCCGCAGGATATGGGGTATTGCCGCCGCAACGGGGCTGAGATTGTGCCGCCATGGCGTGACGCGGTATTCATGGGGCTAGATATGCAGGTCGAGGTGTATCGTGGCTGACCGTCAGCGCATCCAGTGGATTGAGATTGACATCCCGTATTGCAGCCGCGTGTGGGGCGTAGGGGCTTGCGATGCGGCGCTGTCTGTCGCTACCCCGCGCAAGTGTCGGCAGACCTATGCGACATGCGGGGCAGTGGGCAAGGCCGCGTTTGACCCCGGCATCCGCACGATGATCCTGACGCCATCCGTCAGCGGACTGCCTGTCGGTGTGTGGCCTGTGCTGTCTGGTCGGATTAGGGAGACCGAGGCAACGGTGAACATCGCGGGCGCAGAGCCTAACCTGTCGGCATTCGGACGGCGGGGCACGGTTGACTTCACCTGCACTGACCCGCGATCCAATGACCTGTGGTTTGACAAGTATCAGGCCGAGCGTATCAGCGGGGCCGCGTCCTTCGGCGGCGCGGGGTATCAGCCTGCAGAAGCTGGAACGCTGTTCACGAAACTGAAAGCGTGGTGGCCGCACTATGCCGGGCGCGCCTGCCGGGTGAATGACGGCTGGCTTGAGAATGGCGTCCTGACCGCAGACACCACGCGGCACTACATCCTGACCGACTTTGAGACAGACAAGCCGGGGCAGGCGGCGTTCAAGGGCCGCGACATTCTGGATGTGGCTGGCAACAAGCGGGCGCTGTGCCCCAAGCCTAGCCGGGGCAAGCTGCTGTCTGCGATCACGGCAGACGTTGGGGTGACTGCGACACTGACGCCTGCCACGGTGGGCGACGAATACGCGACAAGCGGGCGAGCTGTGATCGGCTCTGAGATTGTCGCATTCACGCGGTCGGGCGATGTGCTGACACTGACCGCACGGGGGCTTTCTGGCACCTCGGCGGCAGGGCATAGCGCGCTGGCATCGGTGCAGCAAACCAAGCGATGGGATGACGTGCCGATTGACGTGGTGGCCGAGGAATTGCTCACCGATTTTGCGCCCGTTCCAGCCGGTTTTATCCCCGTGGCAGCCTGGGAGGCAGAGCGTTTGCAGGGTGCGCCTGCACTGTTGCTGACAACCGAACTGACGACGCCAACGGAGGTTGACAAGCTGATGGCCGAGCTTGGCCTGTTGGGTGCGTCCTTTTGGTGGAACGCTGACGATCAGGAAGTAGGGTTCAAGACAAACCGCCCGATTGACGATGACGTGACTTGGGAAATCACCGATAGCGACATTGTGAAAGACGGCCCGTCGCTAAAGGCGCGCGATGATCGGCGCTTGACCGAGGTTCTGTTTCAGTCGGTGCAGATTGATCCGACGCGCGGCACAAACGACGACAATTTCCTGCGCTACGAATACACCATCGACGGGGACGCCAAGGGGCCGAATGCCTATGCCGACGCGCGGTTGAAGATTGAGAAAATCCGCTGGGTGAACAACGGCGATGACAGCTTGATGCGCATCCTGTCGCTGCGGTATTTGACGCGGTTCAGCACAGCACCGCAGCATGTATCTGTCAGGGTTAGGCGCGACAAATACGATGGGGTGCGGCTGGCTGATGTGGCGTTCATCACGTCAAAGATGCTGACCGACCCGGACGGCCTGCCAGAGCGGCAGGCTTTTGAGGTGATCAGCAAGGAAAACGCTGGGCCGGGTGTGGTCGAGTTGCTGTTGCAGCGGTATCTCTATACCGGGCGCTATGCGCGGCTAATGGTTCCGGGCGCTGACTATGATGGGTCAACGCAGGAAGACAGGGATGATGGCGGGTATCTGGTTGACCCTGTTTCGGGCGTGTTAGCGATGGCACTGGGCCG